GAGACGATGCCATTCATGCACTCCACGTTGGGCAAGCTCTTCTCTGAGCTGAAGACCTTCTTCCTGGTTGCTCACGCGAAGAACTTCCTGAAGAACGTCAGCTACATGGACCAGACAGCATTCCAGGTCTGGGGCCTTGGCTTCCTCGGTGAGTCTCTCGGGTACATGACTCAGTCCACTGCGAACTACGCGCAGGACCCTGAGAAGCTCCAGCAGATGCTCACCCCTGAGAAGATCGCTATGGCTGGCTTCAGCCGTATGTCTTCGATGGGCATGGTTCCGTCTCTCATCGATACAGGCTACTCGTTGGCCACTGGTGGTGACTCGCTCATCCAACCGGGGACCACGACGAACACGGACAACCGTTCGCTGTTCAACACCCCCAGCATCATCGCTGCAAAGAAGCTGCTCAATGCACCGAGCAATCTGGGTGGCCTGGCCTTCGGGACAGACATAACCACTCAGAAAGAGATGCGTGACTTGCTCACCACTCTGCCGGGTTCCAACCTCTACGGAGCGAGGAACTTCGTGAACTACCTCAGCAACATGCAGCCGAAGTTCGATCCGAACCATCCGGGTCAGCAGTAACCACACGGGGCCTCTTCGGGGGCCCCTTCCAATTCCCCTTAGATAGACCAATGGCCTACTACGCATACGCTTCATACACGGGCACAGGCGCGCCCCAGACTCTGCCGCTGCCGTTCCCGTACCTGGACAAGGCTCACGTCAGCGTAGCCATCAGCAAGGTCCTCTACGCTGCGGGCTCGCCCCAGTGGTCCTTCATCAATGCCACCTCGATCACCGTCACGGCACCCGCTGGTGCAGTGGTGGAGGTCTTCCGCAATACCTCCCAGCAGGCGCGTCTGGTGGACTACCTCGAGGGCGTCAGCCTGGTTGAGGGAACCCTCGACACGGACAGCCTTCAGGCGTTCTACATCGCTCAGGAAGCTCTGGATGGTCTTGGCCAGCTGAACATCCGCGTGGGTAACGTGGAGACCGGCTTGGCGTCCCCAGTGGACTATGCGGGCCAGATCGCTGCACTCACTACTCGAGTGTCAGTCCTGGAGTCCCGTGGCCTTGGCACTGGCCAGGTCCCGATGGTCTTCAGCACGATCACTGCGAGCAACACGCTGGCCCTTGCTGACACCTACACCACCATCCTGGTGAACAGCACTGCAGCCATCGTCACCACCATCCCTCAGGATGCCACGGTGAACTTCCCCATCGGTACCACGATCCACTTCGTCCGTATCAACACCGGGACGCACACGATCGCTGCTGCCTCAGGCGCTACCGTCACCTCTGCTGCAGCCCTTACGGCTCGAGCCAGGTGGTCAACCCTCACGGTCATGAAGACTGCAGCCAATACGTGGTTGCTCTTCGGAGACGTGACCTAAGAGAGTCACAGTTCATGTTCGTACCCTATGGGTTCCGCATCAGGAAACATGCAGCAGGCACTGGCACTGCTGTCCTTCCTGATGTGCAGATCACTCCTGTCACCCAAGCGGGCCTGACGACCAACGGGTTCTGCACCTACCAGACTGAGTTAGCGTCGGCCGCTCCCCCGTCATTCCGGTACTTCCGGCTGCAGATTGCGCACCTCCAGGATGACACTAAGAGCGCGTTCATTACCGAGATCGTATACAAGCAGAACGGTACTTCAATAATCTCCGGCGCAGGCTCTGCGACTAATCAACCGTTTCCGCAGTCGGACCCAACGATATGGGCGAACAACGCATTTAACGGTGTCACTTCTGGAGGCGTTGCTGCCGGTTCTTCGTTCGACTCTTCCGGAGCGCCCGACTACACAGGGATGAGTATCGTCTACGACATGGGCGCAGGTAACTCGGCTAACCCTGACTCGATTACGCTTAATAACGCTGACTACGTTGCGTACAGTAAGACCCTCGGTTCATGTCCTAAAGAGTTCTATGTTGAGGGCTCTAACGATGGCCTTCAGTGGACCACGCTGCTGTACGTCCCTAACGAAACGTGGACTGGTGTTCAGACCAAGACCTATACCTTGGCAGCACCAGTATCAGCACCAGTGGCTCGCTATTGGAGGCTTTACGTTGAGGCCACTAACAACGGCACCGTTTCGATTACTGAGGTGCAGATCGCATCTACGATTGGCGGCGCAGACCTGACCTCCCCGTCTACTCCGGCAATAGCTAGCCTTGAAAACTCATCGGGAAGCTTCCCTGCGACGGCGTCAGTAGACAACAACACTACCACCTTCTGGAACACCTTCGGTGGTGTACCGCCCCAGTGGATTTACTATGACCTCGGTACTCCAAAGGCTGTTGCTGAGTTCCGACTCATGCAGCGGAATGATGGCTCTTCTATAGACCAGGAGTACCCAACAAGATTCATCATCCAGTCCAGTCCAGACGCCACTACCTGGACCAATGTGCGGCTGTGTACCTTCCGTGATGGTTCAACAGGCTCTCCCAACAACACCCCACCTGCACCTGGTACATACGCTTCGTACTCTCTGTGGAGGCCAAGCACTGCATCTCTCACCACGACCTGCACCACCACGAAGACACTGTTGGCTACCCCTTCAGGTGGCACCCCAGCGTTCACCTATGCGTGGTCGTTCATCTCCAACCTGGATGGCATGACGATTGCCTCTGGTGGTTCCACTTCGCAGGCCACCTTCAGCTCCACCCAGAGTGACACTGTATGGGACCCGTGGACTACTGGTGTTCCCTCCACGGTGCCTCATACGGCCATCGTTGCTTGCACAGTGACTGACTCACAAGGTGCTACTCGTACCGGCAGCTACGCCCTCTCGATGTCCCACACGGACGTTACCTTCGAGCTGGATGGCTTCCCAACGGAGCGACTCCCCATCTCTGCTGCTCAGTCCTCAGCCCTTCCGGGGCCACAGGTGGTCAGCTACGGTCCGCAGATTCAGCTTGCTGAGCTGCAGTTCAAGGTGGGCTCTAACATTCAGTTCCAGTGGAATGTGAACACAGGGGCGTACACGGTCCTCGGTGGTGATGGTTGGTTCTGGAAGTACAACACCATCATGAACACCCTGACGCCTACTCAGTTGGCTACTGGGACGTGGACGGTTACCCCTGTGGTCACCCACACCAGTGGTAGACCAGGCGGTGGTGGCTTCACTACGTATACGGATCACCAGCCCACCGTGGCTGCTCCGTACTACCAGATGAAGGTGCAGGACGATGCTGGTGGGTACATCACCCTCACATATGCACTGTTCGCTCAGCAGGTGGGTGTCTATGGGCTCCTGGACAATGACATCGCTACTGGTGTCCTGGTCTATGGGGCTGCAGGCCTCCCTGCCTCCACCAATGGATGGATCAGCTACGACCTGGGTGCTGAGGTGGCTGTCGGCCACGTAGCCCTTGGTGCTGGCCCAGTGGTCTACAACGGAACCTCTTACGGGGACCAGACCAGTACCCTCACTGGTGGCACCACCAAGGTCCAGTACTCCCACGACAACATCGCGTGGAGTGACTCCTTCACTGTTCCGACCACGGACACCATCCAGCCTGTGGTCCATCGTGAGGTCTACAAGCTGGGCTCAGTGACTACTGCCAGGTACTGGAGAGTCATCAACTCGGCTGGGCCTATCGGCCTGACCACCTTCCGCTTGTACGCCTAACGTGCCAGCTATCGCCTTCCCGAAGTCCCTCCGTATCTTCGGTAGGGACTGGAAGGTGCGGAAGATGGCCAAGCTGTTAGACGAGGAGGGCAACGAGGCAGTAGGGCTCTCCCATCTCGAGCAGCAGATCATCGATGTACGCACCAAGCAGTCATCCCTGGACACCGTGGACACCTTAGTCCATGAGGTCTTCCACGCCATCCGCCACTGTCAAGGGCGCGAGTCAGGCGGTGAGGTTGAAGAGGACTATGTCCGAACCCTTGCCACTGGTCTCGTAGGCGTCCTTTCAGACAACCCTCAGTTGGCCACATGGCTCTTCTCTCACTTCGTAGTTCCCCCTCTACCCACAAAATGAAACCTGCTGACAGCCCCGAGGGCTTCCTCATGGTCCTTGCTGTCATCGGTGCCACGGTGGGCCTTGGCAAGTTGCTCTCCACTGGCGAGAAGATCACCTTCTCTGCCGCACTCGGTCGAGCCATCCTCAATGCAGCGATGGGCATGGCAGCAGGGGGAGTCCTCCTGTTCGCCCCCGACTCGAATCCCCTAGTCCTCTACAGCGTTGCTGCTGGCCTTGCCTCGCTGGGCACCAGTGGCTTTGAAGCCATCGTCAAGCGTCGCCTAGGTGGCGGCGAAGGAAGCGAATAACCCTATGTGTGTCCCATACCAAACTGCCGTCCAGGGCAAGCCTGTGCAGCAAGCTCCGACGCCTGCTCCCCTGCCGGTCCCCGTTCCTATCCCGGCCCCCAGCAAGCCTGGTCCGATGTCGTTGGCTAGCTCGAGCAAGGCTAAGTCGCAGCCTGAGATGCTCGGTACGGGCTCGGCCGGTGCTGCAGCTCTATCCATCGGTGGGCGGAAGAAGCAGATCGATGACGAACTTAAGCGTCAGTTGGGCGACTAAGCAATGAGCCGTGCTCTCCCCGAACTCCTCGACTCCCTGCACAGCGAAGTGGCCAAGGCCCTCCTGAAGAAGGTGCAGTCCGGGGAGGCCACAGCGGCTGACTTGAATGCCGCCGCCAAGTTCCTCAAGGACAACGGCATCGAGGCAGTCCCGGTTGCTGGCTCCCCCCTTGCTGCACTCGCTGCTGCAAGCGTTCCCTTTCCGTCACAGTTAGACGACGATAACCACACATACCAATAGATGGCTACTTCCCGCATTGCTCAGTACTGCCCGCGTACAGCGCAGACTGTCTTCACTATCCCCGCTGGTTACCCTACGGCTACCAACCGGGCCCTCCTGGTTGATGTCAACGGGGTCCACGCCCAGTTCATCCAGACGAATGCCACCACGATCACCCTGCCGGGTTCTGGTGCCATCGGAATCGTGAACATCAGCGAGATCGATGACCCGACCGTCGGGACCCTGACTGCTACCGCTACGCTGTTCTTCGGCTCGGGTACCGTTCCTGCCAGTTCCACTACGGACCTCACCGTGGCTGTGCCAGGAGCTTCCCTCAACGATGTGGTCCTGCTCGGCCCTCCGGCCCTCCCGGCTGGTATCGATGCAACGGCCTTCGTGTCGGCTGCCAACGTGGTCACTGTCCGCTGTGACAACACCACGGTCGCTGCAGTGACGACTACCAGTCAAACCTGGAAGGTTGCGGTCCTCAAGTTCTAACAGTTGCAGATTACCAACACGTCACGATTCCACATGTGGCACAGTGACGCTTCCACAAACGGTCCCACAGAGGATGTACAGATGAAGATCAAGTTCGGCTACAACCCCAGCAAGTCCCTCCGAGTCAACCAGTGTGGCGCTTGCCACCGTGTCTTCGGGGGCATGGGTGGATTCGAGAAGCACCGAGTCGAGTTCCGGTGCCACGACCCTGAGTCAATCGGGCTCCGTGTCAGCACCACCAGGTCCTTCCAAACAGCGAATGGGCCGCTGGACTTCCAAGTCTGGTCTCTGCCAACCCCAGGAGTATGGCTTGCCACTGAAGGCGAGGCCACTTCTAGCTGCGATTCCGAAGAACTGATCCCCACCTAGCCACCCGGTCCTCGGAGGGCTGCAATAGGCCCCCACTTGACTGAAGCACTTTCGCCCTATCACGCGGACTTCCGCAACTTCGTCCACCTCATCTGGGCCCACTTGGGGCTCCCCAGCCCGACCGATGTCCAGTACGACATAGCCAAGGTCCTCCAGAAGGGCCCCAAGCGGATGATCGTGCAGGCCTTCCGGGGGGTGGGGAAGAGCTGGCTGACGGCTGCACTGGTCTGCTGGCTACTTCTGAATGACCCCCAGTGCAAGATCATGGTGGTGTCCGCCTCGAAGCAGAAGGCTGACGAGTTCTCCACCTTCGTCAAGCGCCTCATCGCTGAGGTCCCCATCCTGGCCCACCTGAAGTCACGGGGGGACCAGCGGGACTCGATGGTGTCGTTCGACGTGGGGCCTGCCAACCCGGACATCTCCCCCTCGGTCAAGAGCGTGGGCATCACCGGGCAGCTCACTGGCTCCCGGGCAGACATCATCATCGCTGATGACATTGAGGTCCCGAACAACTCGCTGACCCAGATGATGCGAGACCGCCTGGCCGAGATGGTCAAGGAGTTCGACGCTGTCCTGAAGCCGCTGGGGACCTCGAGGATCATCTACCTGGGAACCCCCCAGACCGAGATGACCCTGTACACCAAGGTGGAAGGGCGGGGCTACCGCACCTTCATCTGGCCTGCCAGGTACCCCAGCCCCTCCGAGCTGCGCTACACGGACCGCATGGCCAAGCTCCTGCACGACAGGATCGCCAAGGACCAGGCCCTCATAGGGAAGCCTACCGATCCCGCCAGGTTCCCTGAGAAGGAACTGCAGGAGCGCGAGGCGAGCTACGGTAGGTCAGGCTTCCGGATGCAGTTCATGCTCGACCCCTCAGCGTCTGATGCTGACCGGTTCCCGCTGAAGCTCTCCGACCTCATGGTCCTGGACCTCAATGCCAAGCTCGGCCCTGTGCAGCTCACGTGGGCCTCCTCACCAGACCTCAGGGTCAAGGATGTGGAGGTGGTGGGCCTGGAGGGTGACGCGCTGTACCGCCCGATGTTCGTCAGCAGGGAAGCGTATGTCCCCTACCAGGGCATCCTCATGGCCATCGACCCCTCCGGTCGGGGTGGGGATGAGCTGGGTTATGCGATCGTCGCTCAGCTCAACGGCATGCTCTACCTGCTGGACTGCAAGGGACTCAAGGGTGGCTACTCCGATGCCAACCTGCAAGCCCTGGCTGACAAGGCCAAGCAGTTTGGTGTGACCAAGGTGGTGGTGGAGAGCAACTTCGGGGATGGCATGTTCTCGAAGCTCCTGACCCCGTTCATGGTCAAG